CTCAATAAAATCCGGCACATAACTATAAACAATTAAAGAACTAATACCACCCAAGTTAGTTCCTATGCCGTTTCTTATATTTGTTAAACTAGCCACTTAATCTTCCTGCTTTCCATTTACGTTCTATGTCCTTTGTAGCCATTGTAACCAATAATTTTCTTTGTTCCTTAGTTTCTTCCAAAGCTATTAAGAAAAACGGCACAAGTGGTGTACCTTTTTTACCAATAGATTTTTGAACTGCCCAAGGATTTAGGCCTTTTGATTCTGCCCATGGCTTTAATGCTTTAATCGGCGGGTAATGGGGTTTAGATCTAGTAAAAGGCTCTGATAGACTTAAACTACCGCTTTTCTTAGGATCCCCGTGTACATACTTCGCATAACTACGACTTGAATATACTTTTATAGATTGTGGTAAACGTCCCTTAGTTTTAATTCTTTGTACGTGAATAGATCTCTTTAAGCTTCCAGAGTATTCCGGTGCGTTCTTAATTGCTTCCTTACGTACTAATCTACCCGAATTAGTCATTAGATCTCTTATTGGTTTGTTTGTAAGGCCTGCTAGATCTAGTCTTTTCTTTAACTTATCTATGCCTTGTATTTCAATTCTGTCGTTTACAGCCATTAAAGTTTTATGCCGGTAAGTGTATTCTTACGCCACCTTTTCAATAAGGCCATAGCGTCCGGATCAAACCTATTAAACAATTCTATTGTCCCAGTCTGTTCATTACCAAACACATTGAATGGCGTATCTTTTCTTTTAAACAGTCTTAAAGCTTGTATGAGGGTTGCTTGTTTAATATCTTCCGGAACTATTGAGAAGCCAAATTTAGCAGTAACTTTAACATTATTAATAATATCCGGATCAAATCTTTCGCTTGATCTAGTATCTAATATCTTTATTTGTGTATATGGCTCATAGTAAGAAGTTCCCCCTGTTATTTTTGTTTCACGAGGATTTACCGGTGTGAGTATGAAGTCTGTATTAATTGTTAGTGTCGTATCGTGCGTGCCGTCATCTGTTGTATCTAACTTAACTATTAAACCTGTCGCAGTTGATATGTCCGCAGTATCTAAAAATAGATTAGATATTGGCGTATAGTGTTTATCTGTAACAGAAGCGTCTTGCCAAAAATTTCTACCGCATATACGATCTATTTGTCTTGAAGCGCCGTCAATCGCGTTATCAATGTTTGTATCTTGGCCACTTCCGGATATACCAATATACGTTTTTAAATCTGATTTATCCACATATTGATTACCCATTTAAACCTACTTAGATTTATTTTCTTTTGGTGCTTTGGCCTTTACGCCAATTTTCCACTCTTTAGCTTGTGCATCAGTAATCTCTTGGCCTTTACGTCCAAGTACTTTACCTTTAGCCCAACCAGTCGGAAGTCCTTTAGCGGATCCCTCTTTGATTTCGCCTTTGTCATTCATATAAATATCTTTTTTGAGTTTCATTGTTTCCTTTCTTGCTTCAACCCCACCCGAATTACTTGCGTAGCTCGAGTGGGACATTAAAGCCATTCTAATTTCTTAGAAGTTTGTAATAGTACAGAAAGCTGTTGGTCTGTAAACGGGCATACCCATTCTTACAGTTGCTTTCATAACCATGATATCTTTTGTGAAGTTATCATCGTGTGAGTCGGACATAGCGACTTCCATACCTTGTCTTGCGACTAGGTGGACTGCTTGACCGCCACCAAATACACCAATAACTGGAGTACCTGCCGGACGAGTTGTATCAAGTACAACTGGTAGTCCCCAAAGGGAAGCAGTTGCATTACCTTGGAACTGTCCTGCACCAACAAATAGTGGGTTCAAAGATCCACTTGTTGTTACGGCATTAACTTCGGTTACTACTTGATACCAGTCGCTTGGGTGCATAATTATTGCATCCGGACTTAAGAAGCTATCTTTTTGTATTTCAGTAATTGCTTCGTACACTTGACCAATTCTCTTTAAGTTACCTGAGTAGCTTGAGTAATCGAATGTATTTATACCTGATACATTAAGAAATCCTGTTAAGTTTGCTCCTGTTCCGCCTCCGGCCATAATTTGATCGGACACAGCAAGGTTTACCATAGTTCTTAATCTTGAGTCGAGATATCCTTGTACAGCTGTTACATCGGCTAATAGTTCCTCTGTTACAGGCAAGAATGCCCCAATTTTTCTAATAGCTTCAGTTTTCTCGGTGAAAGCTAATGCTGATTCGCCAAGAGCAGATCCCTCTGCTGTTGCTGTTGCGTTATTAGTAAATGTTGATTCTTCTAGATACTTATATTGAAACTGATCTGTTGTGATAGTGTCGATAAGATCTGGAATAGTTAACGGCGCCCTTGTTGCAGTAGGCACGATCAAATCTGATCTTGTAACTGCTGGTGGGTAACCGGTTTCTGTAAGAGTTGTTTTCAACTCTACTTGTGGATTCCATTTCAACTCTGATGAAACGTTCTTCTGTCCATTTTCCATAAAGGATTTGTAAGCATTTGAATCTAATAAAGCTTTACCAAGAGTTCTTGGTGTTTCTTCTTTAGCTTCTGTGTGTATTGCTTGTGGCTCTACTGCTTTACCTTTTTCGAAATCGGATTCCATAGCTGTTTTCTCTGCCTCAAATTTCTTTGCGGTTTTGATATCTTCAGCTAATGTGATCATTTCTTCGTTACGGACATTCCACTCAGCTAATTTTTCTGCGCCCATGCCTTTAGCATCAACATCTGAAAATTCAGCAAGTGTAGTTTCCCTAAGTTGTTGGAGATCCTTTTCTGCTTGTTTAATATCCAAGTTTGTTCTCCTTATATTCCTACTGTTTCAGTAAGAATTTCTATTGTTCTCTTAATTGTTTCGTTAGCTTCAACGTTTACTTCTTCTTCTACTTCTTCCGGACTAGCTTGTGAAAGCATTGTATCAATATCTTGATAAATCTCTTGGATCTCATCGGCTAGGGTAGATAAAGCTTCTGCTGATTCTTTACTCAACAATTTATCTTTCTTTAGGCGTAAGGCAGTAAGCTCCTTTGCCCTGTTTGTTACCGAAACTAATGCGTTAAGCACATCAGTTATTTCATCAGTAAATCTTTTCCCGTCTGTTTCATCTACTTCTACAATCTTTTCTTCGACTTCTTCAGTAGCATTTTTAACAGCAAGTGTATAGGTTTCTTGATTAGCCCCGACTAATACCGGACTAACTTCCCATACTTTTAATTCTTTTAAGTAACGTACGTCTTGAGTTTCCATACCGTCTTTTTGGAATGCACCTTTTTCGCTATCAACAACTTCATAACCAAAAGACCATTGTTGTAGATCGCCCATAGCTTTAACTGTGTTATAAGCTTCTCTACCTCTTTCGGTATCCATAATGAACTCGCCTTTAAATACTGCTTTGTCATTATCTTGTATGATTTCACCGCGTCCAATGACGTCTTTCCAATCGTGTCCCCATACCATAGCCACGCCTTTATCCCCATATCCACTTTTTATTGAATTAGGTAATACGACATCGCCGTCTGAATCTATTGTGTTAAATACAGAAAAAACTGCTTCTACTTTGCCTTCAACTTCACTTGCGAAGATTGGCTCTGCTATTGATTTCCATTCTTGACTTTTCAAATTTTCCTCACTTCGTGATATACAACTGTACATCTACAATTAATTACTTCACCCGCTGGCGCACCAAGAGTACTATCAGCAGGATACTTCATATTATAACCACCAACATTAAAATTTGCACCCTTTTCTACTCTTTGTCCGTCGGCTAATCTGTGTGTATCTCTTACAACACCGTCCCTTGCAGATAACCATTCTTTTTCTAGGTTAAGTCCTAATTGACTAACAGCTTCATCTTGTCCGAATTGCGATAAGGCCAAGCCCTCTGTTCTTGCAATTGTACTAGCTCTAGATAATCTTCTTTTACCAAGTGCGTCCGATATACCATTAGCAACATAATCTTCTAAATCTTTACCCCTAAGGCCTAGACTTATAGCTTGATCATAACTTTTTCTTAGATCTCTACCCAATCTTGCCCTTGTTGTTTTAGCAAGTTCAGGCATAGTTGTTTCAAGTCTTTTGCTAACAAAGTCAATAGCGCTTCTGTTATATCTTAATTCTTGTATAGGTACAGTAACGCCACTTCTTGATCTTAAAGGATAAAAACCCTCAACGATTACCTCTTGTCTAGGTTTACGCCTACTTGCACGTCTTATCTGATCTTCTTCAGTTGCACTAAACTTAAATTCTTCTGGCAACAATATTTCTACTTGATTAAAAGCGAAGTCTGTTGTCATAGATATATACAATTCATATAGATCTGCCGACCACTTCTTTGTATGATTATTAATTAAATTATTTAAAGGCACAATATTACCCACAATCGTTAATGGATTTACTTTTATGTAATCACTAATTAACTTATCTTGCTCTTTAAGTAATTTAAAATACTCTATACCCAATGTAAGATCCCAATTGTTTAATAAGCTATCGTAAGATTTCCATAAGATCTCTTTCATTTCTTCACTTTCAAATCTTTTATTGCGTTCAGATATCTCTATTTGTTTTAATCTACTTTTACGTACTATTAGTTCTAGAGCAGAATTTGCTTTTTCATCTCTTAAATTCATAGATCTAACTAACTTATTAGCCCAAGATCTACCTGCGTTACCGCCCCATAACGCCCAAGCTATACGCCCATTGCTTGGAAATCCGTCCTCGCCTACTCGATACCCTTCAGCTCTTTTGTCAACTTCGTGTCTAGGAAAGTATCTAGCGATTTGCCTCACCTTTTGTGGTGAAGCTTTTGTATTATTTACTAAGTATCTTGCCGATCCTCTACCAACTGATGTCCCACCGCGATTATTTTCCCTTACCCAATTCAATCCTTTTTGTGCTTCTTCTTTAGCGCCTTTAGGTATAGTGAAGTCTAAATCATCATAAAGTGCTTTTGTAAAACTCTTTTTGCTACTTAAAGGGTGGTTGCTTGGTAATAAATCTAAATCAAATCTACCACCGCGAAATCTACCGGTACGTAATGCAACTAAGAAAGCATTTACTCTAGCGTATGCCCATTGATCTGCATTGGTTACACTAGGCCTAACACTTCCGGGATTAGTATTATATGCACCAACGCCTCTTTTAAATACTGCAATTAACATACGTAAAGTTGCTCTGTATTTAGGATCTTTTGAATTGTGGGCTTCTACTTTTTTGGCTAAACCTTTTCTAACTGATTCGCTTATTTCTACTTTGACTTCTTTAATCTGATTCATTTGATTCTGCTAAAGCCAATTCGTATTCTTGATGAGTAGAACAAGGCATATAAATCAAATTACCGTCATCGTCGTGTGTGTGCGTACCGTTACATCCAAGTTCTTCTGCTCTTGCTAGTGCTTCTTCATTAGTTGTAAATTCATCTTTAGCTACTTCTTCTTTGATATCTAAGCTTTCAGTATGGGTTTCGTCCCCGTCGTATATTTGACTTATTCTTGCTTCAGCTAATTCTTCAGTAGGAAAAGTTCCATAAGTTTTAGTACCTGCGTCGTCATATACAATGTATTGATCATCTTCTTTTACAACCACTATATCTTGTGTTCTTCCCGCTTGTTGAAAAGCATTATCATTTTGTTCTTCTATGTCATCATCAGTATCAATAGTTTCTTCTTCAAACTCTGTACTTATTTCCGTTATACTCATTTCGCCTTTTTCTACGGGTGTTGCATTATTAGGTACATAATAAACATCTTCTGTTTCATCAATAGGTAAGCCAACCTTTTCCCTTGCTTCATTGACGCTCATCCAACCACCTTTGACTGCAACATTAATCTTTTCATATAATTCTTTTTCATCGCCTTGTAATGCTCTTACTTCGCTGAAATCGTATTCAGCTTTTGTTATAGCGTTGCTTTCGTAATCCGGTACAAGTAATTGATGAGTTAATTCAGCACCGATCATTCGCCACATAGGTATAAGTTTATTTTCGGTAAAGTATTCTCTAAGCACTTTTGCATTCGAATAAGTTGCTTGTGCTAATCCTGCACCAAGACCGGCCAATATTGCAGGTACACCAAGTACAGCTGATACTCTTTCTTCCGGTATTCTTCTTAGAGTTCCTATATCAAGTTCACTTGGGCTGAAAGATAATTTTTCTATATTCATATCGCCACTAAGAACTAAGGGTTGTCCTCTTTTAGATCCACCTACTTTTTGTTGATAAGTCTTTGCAATTTGTGCGCCCTCATCATCAGTTATACCAAAATCATTCTTAGGTGTAATCATTACACTAGGTACGCCCATGTTAGATAATAATGCAGTTGCTAATTGTCCTGCTGATTCATCGCCAAATACTTCTCTTAAAACAGTAAGCAAAGGCGAGTAACCTGTTTTATGATCTTTGGGATTTAGTCCCATACGGAAATGTATTATTTCTTCGGGTGCTATTTTAACTTCATCATTTTCCATTTCATATATGTAATGTGTAATTAAAGTTTCCGGTGTACCCTTAGCGCTTACATTATCTGGTATCAAAGGATACAATGCGACAACTTGTCCCGAAGCGTTTCTTTGTTTCAATAAATAAGCGTCGCCAAAAACGTGCATTGCGTTCATAATGTATTGCTGTACAACATCGCCCGACATATATGGATTAGGCCTTTGCATTAATATTTCCATTGGGTGATTTGGTATTGTAGTTTCTACACCATCTGCGTCTATGCTTTTAATAATTAAGTTAGCTTCTGAAAATGATACGCCTAAAACTTGTAAGCATGCAGTTACAGCAGAGTTAGATTGCCCATTACCTAGATCTTTAAGGTTAAATTCGCCTGCGCTTGTATTGTATCCTTGTGTGAATGAACTAGGCAATACCGGATCATCTCTAAAGAAATTAATTCTTTTTTGTTGTCTATCATCTTGATAGTTTGTTTGTCCGAATACTACTTCTCTGAAACTTCTTCTCTGTGCCATTAATAAGCCCTAAATTCTTTTCTACTTGCTACTTGTAATACCGCGTAAGCTAATGCGTCAACTTGATCGTCATGTTCTCCCGCAGGGAATTGCAACAACTCACGCTCTAAATCAGCATACCATACTTTTTGCCGTGGGAAGTAAACTTTACCGGCTTCCATTTTAGCAGACAATGGGAACGCTCGTGCTACTTTATCACGATCTGCTTTAAGTTCTTTTATAGGTAATCCGGATCTTTGGGCAATCTGTACCATAGCTAATTGGTATCCGGCTCTTTCTATCCCAATGTACGTTGGTGTATATTTGTCATACACCTTTTGTAAGATAGGTAATAGATCCGGTGCTTCAATACGATCTTTAATAACATCTTCAACAATGAGATCATTATCCGGTGTAACCCAAACTGTACATATCACGGTGTAGTCTGCACTATCTTTAAGCGATACGGCCAAGTCAACAGTTGTTAAGGCATAACAATCTCTTTCGTATATCACTTTGTCATTTAATCTAAATATACGATTATCTTCATAATAGCCCTCTTTGTTTAATTCTCTTAATGTATCTTCTTTGTAATAACTAAAGAAGCTTGGTTTTATGATACCGCCGGTTGCTTCAACAAATTGTGCTTCATACTCTTGTGAATATAAAAAGGATCCTATTTCCTCTTTTGCAATTTCAAGCTCATCTAAAGGTACATAAGGATTAGTTGTTGTAGGTAATTGCCAACGATCCCAACCCGATCTATTTTCTGCTTCTTCATAGATCCTTTGAAACCAATTGTAACCTTTTGGCGTACTGATGAACAACGCGCCACCCTTACGCTCAGTTAATGTAGGCCTTAGCACTTCAGCCCACGTTTGTTCTTTTATAAAAGCGCACTCATCAAGCACTATAAAATCTAGGCCTGCTCCTCTTAATCTATCTGGATTGTCTGCGGATCTTACAGATACCATTCCACCTGTTGGGGTTATCAATGTTCTTTCTGCTTCTTTGACTACAACGCCGTATTCAGCGCCTAAGTTTCGCATATCTTTCCAACCCTCTAAGGCCATAGTATAAGTTGGGGCTACCCACCAAGCACGTTTACCCTGCATAGCGTAAGCAATACAAAGCCAAACACCTAACTTTGTTTTACCCCAACGACGTCCTGCACTTAAAACTTTAAATCTAGCGTCGGATTTAGCGACTTGAATTTGACCCGAATGTAGATCCGGTAACTTTACTTTGTATTTACTTTGATCAGTTTTTAAAGTGGTTTCCATACAACTCTAAGAATAACACCCATACATCATAAATATCACTAGGTATTACAGTTACAACAAAATCGGGAATTATAAAGAGTTCTGGATCTGGATTAAATTTATCATCAACGCCGACATGATTTGCTAGCATTATTTCCATAAATGCGTCGTTAATTTCTTCTTCGTTCATAGATCTATTATAAGCGATCTATTTAGATATTGCCTCTGTTACATTGTTGACATACTTCTAATTCTTGTTCTTGTTGATTGCGACCGTTTGCCATCTTCCCACAAATGCGACAATAGTAGTTTTCATAGTCCATTTTGCAAATCTTTCTTTTTGTAAAACTTTATGTCTTTTTGATATACTTCTTCACCACAATATAAACATACAACCGCAGTCCAAAGTATATGCGTAACTTCAATAACTTTTTCACAATGATTGCAGTCAAAACAGAACGTTGTACGCTTTTGGTACAAAGGCATTATTCTTCTTCCTTTTTTACGTCGGAAATAGCGGAAATAGTGTCCGGATCTTCGTCCCTTTTAAACAATCCACCGTCCGACCAATACAATTCAACATCAAATGTACCCTCTTTTTCAAGCTTGACGGTTTCCCTGCGTCCGAACTTATCGGGGTATTTACGCTCTAAGATCCACGCAGAAGCTTGCCAAGATCCATTATCAGCAGATCTTCTTATATTTGCTAGGTTTCTTATGACAGAAGTAGATTCACTTAGAGTTATATCTTCCCATTTACTTTGATACGGCTCAACGCCTTTTTCGGCCATTTCACGCCAATTGCGGAAAGTTCTACTAGATATACCGGCAAAGGCACAAGCATCTTCTATATATGCCCCAACACTTAACGCGTCATTCAACCTTTTCCATACAACAGGATCGTCGAATTTATGTTTAGAGATTTCCATTAGCTAAATATCTCTTTATTATTGTCCCGAAAAAATATTTCGACCTCTTTAGTAATGTCTGTGAACTCGCTATATACGTCATAGTGTTTATTGTAATCGCCATAAACCTTAATGCGATCCATTGACCAACGGCCAAAAATATTATCTTTTGTATCGTCGTTAATATGGTGGTATATGTCGCCACCACCAAGTTCTTCGTTTTTTAGATCCGACAATAACACAAACAAATAATTAGGCATTTCATGGGTATTGTTTAAAGCTTCCCAATGCTTTGCGTTTGTTTGGATCTTTTCTCTTTTATCTAAATTAGCAATACCGTAATATTGTCCCATTATTTACCCTTAAATATAGTTTGTTTAGGGGGTTGTTCTTCAATTTGTGCCGGTGGTATTATCGTCAAAGCAATTTCAATCAAGTTTTTTATTTGTTCAACTTCATCTTCATCAAACTTCACGGCTAATTCTTCGGCTTTC